GTCAGCCATACTAACAAGCACGAAAATAAATTTCTAAAACAATTACAAATGTTAATTGTAACAAACAAACGTTGTGAGATACAAACTATACTAATAGCAATACTCAAAATATATAAAAACACAAAGACGTCTTCTCATTTCCATGAGAACAGTCCCCACAAAATTTTTTCCTCCAAAGGAAAGAAACGTCTCTGGCTTCAGCTCAGGGCTAATCCCTGAACCGAGCCGACTATCCTTGACCCAATAGACAAGGACAGCCTCACAAGATGCTTTAAGAGCATCTCGTGCATGAGAATTACCCTCAAGAAAACTCTCCAAAATTCCCTGTACATGGTAAAGCAAGGTTTTCTCTTCCCAAACAAAACCACTCTTGCGCATCTTATCAATTGCTTGACGCGCCTTCAATTTGTCCATGCAACAAAAGCGAGAAGGATTTGGGTCTTGTGCAGAGAGAGCCATCGCAAAACCAAAAGCAGCATCCCAACTTCCAAAGTCAAAACCCTTATACACAACATGTTTAATAAGCTCAGGAGAATATTCATTTGTCCGACCTGGTCCAAAATAAATAAAAGGCTTTGAGACAAAAGCACGCAATCCAGAGGTAAAAGGTCGTGAGACTTCAAGAAAAATGCTTTCCGTATCAATGTAATCCAAAAACTCGCGTCCAGTTTTTGTCATCCTCATTTTGCCCAAGTACCACTGAAAGTAATCACGACCCCAAAGAGCAGCAGAGCGAACACAAGTTCGGATCGTCGAGGTGTAATCTGTCTTATCTGCACCTTTATAGTACCACATCGGAATTTCTTCAATCAAACTCTTAGGCAATGGTCCAACAATCATCGATTCGGGTCCATCAAAAGGATTCTTAACAAAATAACGACTCAAAAACACGAGATCTTCAAACTTTGAGAATTTAGAAATTTCGCCCTTGTCAGGTGCAGTTGCTTTAACACCACACGACTCCAAAACTGGTGGAATTGTGTCTCCGTTAAACCACTGAGCGTTGTCAGAAACAGTTCCAATGAAATCATCGCCATAAGCATGTATCACACAATTTTCCTTGAAATGTGATCGCGTCAACGGAGCGCCTTCTGCAATTGCAAGTTTAATCCAAGAGTAAGAAAGAAGAATCCAATTTGCAATGGTATTATAGATTGTTGTCATAGTGCATCCAGACGGATTACCTTGATGGTAGTGAAACAAATCGCCATCAATCACAACAAAGTGGTTGAAACTCTCGATACCCGAACAGATTACGTGTTTCTTGTCTTCTTCCTTAAAGACTGAAGCAACGCATTCTGACACGGTTTGTAAGAGTTGCATCGACTCTGATGCATCGAAACCTGAGTAGTCCAAGGCAAAATGTTTCTTCCCCATCATACGATGTTTCATCCCCATGTCATGCCATTCCGTCGACTCTGGATTAATTCCATACGCATGTGGAAGCTTAAGTCTCGCTTCCTTAAACTGCACAACAAAATCGAGAAACAACATTCTATCTGCTATAACTTTTTCAGCAGAACCTGC